GCGCCGCTTGCTGAGCCGCCGTGACGTTCTGGTTGGTGGTGGTCAGGCTGGACTGCAAGCCGGTGAGCTGGGTGGCTTGCGAAGTGGTGGTGCCCTCCAGGTTGGTAACCTTGGTCTCCACGGTCTGCACGCGGGCGGCAAGCCCGTTCGCCGACTGCACAACCTGGCCGACATCAGTCCAATAGCTGGTATTCGGCGGCGCGGTGTTTTTCGGTACCGCCTTCGATGCCTGGTACAGCTTGCCGTCGGTACCCAACACGGTTTGGCCAGAGGTATAGGTTTTGTCGGCGTTGTACGGCAGCGACTTGGCGATCTGGCTGACGCCGTCAATTTGGCCCTGCAGGTCTTGGGTGGCCTCATCGAGGTCCTGCTGCACCTGCCGGGCGGCCTCGGCAACCTGGTCGATGGCCTGCTGAGCCTGTTGAGTGGCGGTGTCGAGGTTGGATTGAACCTGCGTCACCGCATCACCCAGTTGGTCGGTGATCTCGGTGACTTGCTCGTCCAGCTCTTCCAGACGGTTGTTCACCGACCCCGGGAGATCGGGCGGGCCAGAGATGAGGGCGATCTCGTCGCGCAGTGCCGGGTACAGGGAACCGTTACTGATTTTGTCCTTGAAGTATTCCTCATACTCGAACTGGTTGCTGCTGGCTTGGCCGTTCACGCCGACGCCGGTTGGATACCACAGACCAACGTTCCCGCTACGGTCAATCAGGCGCGCCCAGTAGAAGAACGATACACCAGCCGCTAGACCGTGAACTTCGTGCCCAGCTTGCGGATAAGCGAAGTCCCCAAGCTTGCTAGCCTCTTCGCGCTTGGTGGTTGTGCCCTGCCAAATCTCAGTGCGCTCAGTGTCCTCCGCGCCAGCCGGGAAGCCCCAGTTCAGTCGGGTGCCGAACACCAGCGGCGTAGTAGTGAGAAATGCAACTGCAGGCGGTAGACCTTCCTTACCCTTTAACTGGGTAAGCATGGAGTCGCGCCAGGTCGACGTGATATCGAACGAGCTCACAGCGCGCACACGCGCCAGGTAGGCCCCCGCATAGATACCCACCACATCGACAGAAGCCGCCCCGGTGCGTTGTACTCGAACCCAATTGCCATTGTCCTTGCGCCATTCCACGTCATAGGCGACGGCCCCCTGCACTGCAGGCCAGGAAATGGTCATGGTGTTCACGCCAATACCTTGATCCACGGCGTAGGCCGAAGTCAGGGTAACGCTGGCCGGTGGCTGCACGGTCGTCACCGGGATGACACTGATCGGGCGCTCGTCCAGCTTGGCGCCGGTGTCGATGGCCGCAAACTTGCTCGGATTGAACTCGAGCGCGGTGATCTCGTAGGCACCTTCCTGGGTGCGCGTAGTCTTCAGCACCCGGAACAGCTGGACAGCCAGGTCGTCGTAATCAATCGCCCACTGCAGTTCTGGCTCTGGCTGCACGCTGTATGCGGTAGTCACCGTCACTGCGCGCCCGGCAACCGACTGTACAGTTCGCGCCTGGGCGGTGCCGTTCGGCAGGTTCAGAATCAGACGGTCGCCGGCCTTGATCGGCGTATCACGGTCCAGCGTCACGACGCGCCCGGCTGCCGACGAAATCCGGCCACCGTTCGGGCGGCCAGCCACCAGCTCATCCGCCACAGGAATGACATAGCCAGGGAGCGGGATGCGGCCCTCCATGCCGGTCTTGAAGGTGACAGTTCGATCTTGGCTGTTGCTCAGTAGCGCCCACTTACCGCGGCGTTGTGCCTCGGAGGCGCGGGTGCAGCCAATGGCCGAAATTTCCACCGGACGGTCACGGTACCGGCGCTGGAGCGCCAGGTCGGTCACCGGGATGACGTCGGTGTCATAGTTGTTGGCCGGGTTGTCGTAGCTGACCAGGGCGCGGCTGTAGTGCGTATTGCGCTCGGCGCCGCCATAGACGAACTCGCCATCGATGACGTTGGCCCGGGTAAAGACGTAGTCGATGTCTTGGGCGCGCGGCATGTCCGCCTGCATGAACAGCGAGCCGTGAGCCCAATACACCATGCCCCGGTAAATGGCCGACAGATCGCGCAGCAGGGTCCAGGCCTCGGCGCGGCCCTGCAGGTTCATGTCGCACAGGAAGCGAGGCTCTTGCCCGCCCTGCCCGTTCGGCACCTGCTGATCGCAGTACTGAGCGATGCGGTACATCTCCCATTTGTCGACCATCCACGACTTGATGCGCTTACCTAGGCCGAAACGATCCTCGACGCACAGGCCGTAAGTCACAAAGGCCGGGTTGTTGGTCCAGGCCTGCTTGAAGGTGCCGTCCCATACGCCGGTATAGGTGCGTGCAACGGGATCGTAGTTGGTCGGCACCGGCCAGCGCTTGGCCTTGCACTTCACGGTTACCGAAGGGATGTTCTGGAACTGCTGGGCGTCAAACTCGATGTACAGAAGCGCGGTGTTCGGGTAGCGCAGTTTCTCGTCGATGATTTCGGTGTAGCCGGCGATAGTCATCGTGTCGGCAACAGTGCCACTGTTCTGGTTCGGCGTAATACGACGGACACGGAACATCCAGCCCGAAGTGCTGGCCGGAAGGTCGACGCTGACAGAGCGTTGATAGCCGTTGGTGGTCTTGCCGTCCACCGCGCCACGGTGGGCCTCGACATAGGCGCCGCCGTCGGTAGAGATGTCGATCGCATACTCGATACGATACCCGTTGGTATTCCCACTACTGTCCTGGCTGGCCAGGCGAGGCCAGGTGAAGCGAAGGCGTAGGCGCGAAAGCTGGGTGTTGCTCAGAGCGCGCGTGAATGGGTTGTCGCTACGCAGCTCGACGTTGACCGTGTTCTCGTTCTCGATCGCAGGAATACCCTTGATGTATTCCTGATCGATTCTGCCTGTACGCCACTCCCAACTCACGCCCGGGAAGTTCACGTTGCCGCTGACATCCATGATCGGTGTGTTGTCGAGGTAAATGTCACGGTCAGTTGGCGTGCCGTCGAATTCCCCTTCCCCCACGGCTAGCAGGATGCTCGCGATGTTGGTCGACTGTAGGCTGTCCGGCGCCTCAACAGGCGTCTTCGGCTTGCTGCTGCCGCCTTTCGCGCCAGCGATGTCCAGGTGCTGTGCTGCGCCCATATTTTTCTCCAAGCAATAAAAAACCGCCCAGAGGCGGCTTGTACGTTCAGCTGTGGCTACTTCTTATCTTCGGCGCGAATCGAGGCAGAGATGATTGCCCCGCCCCAGCGACGTTCGCCGATGCAAATTGGGACAGGGTTGCCGCTAGCTGTGGTGTTCTTGGCGCTGCCGAAGGCGTACGACGGCAGGTTCTCGGGCGCTGCGCTTTGGGAGAGGCCCTTTGCCTGGGGACTTAGCATCTGGATGACACCGCCCAAGGCGAGTGATGCGCCGAGAGACTGCCCCCACCCCTGCATCCCAGGAACGAAAAAAGACGCGACGAAGATTACGGTTCCAATGATCGTCTGAAGAAGACCTCCGCGCTTGCTCCCGCCAATGACGGGAACAATGCGTATCTCTTTGGTGCCACGGCGCCCAAGGTCATCGGCGCCTACGTTTTTTCGGTTGCGGAATACGGCGAAGCGGACTCCCAGGACATCAAGCCGTCTGATTTCCTCCACGAAGCCGGGAAGAGTAACGCGCAACGCTTTGAACGCCTCCCACCCCTCTCCACTATCCAACTGGCGGCGATGCTCACGGCCAAATTTCTGAGCCAGCGAGCCGGAAAGCTTGATCGTTGTCATCTGCGCATAATGCGCAACCGTTGCAGCCATACTTTCCTCCGGGCAATAAAAAACCGCCCGAAGGCGGTTGATAGGTGGTGCTACATCAAAGGCACGATTTTACTGCACCCTCTATCGCGGAACGCCCAACACCTGGCATCCACGGAACCCGCTGATAAAACACAACCGAGCTACCTGTGCCCGTCTTAGAGACCTCAAGCAATTCGTCTGTCAGGTTCATTGCACCAATGACTAGACGGTAGCCATTCTGAGTCTCTGACATGGTCGCTTCAGATCGAGCATCCTGCCATTGAGGGAATACACATAGCACGTACTCCTTTGGCGATTTCTTGGTAACAGCTTTGGTCGTTGGAGAATTGCCTTTCAGGTCGCTCGGCGACACGCACCCCGCCAGCAGCGCCAGCCCCATAGCACCGATCAGAATTCGCATGTGATCCCCTATTTCCGGTAGAAACGCTTGAACATGGTCTTGTGGGCGTACCGGCGCCTACAGAACCTCGTGCAAGCCAAGGCCAGCCCTCCGAAGACGATCCCGAACACCGCCCAGAGGACTGTCGAGTTGTCGGTGATGTAGAGGTGAAAGACCTTGGCGGCATACCAGCCCGCGATCAGGCAGAGGATCCCTAGGAAGGCAGTAATGCCACGAGGCGTGCCGTACTCGATCTCGGCTTGGCAACCTCGGCATACACGAGCGCCCCACGGCACTTCGGTAATGCAGTGAGGGCAGGTAACGGTGTGATTGGATGCCACGGTCTCATTCCTTGAATGGTGGATAGGCCGGGCAGTTTACGGGAAATCGAAACTCGCGACAGCAGATGCAAAAAGCCCTGCGCGGGGCTGGGCCCGCCGGCTTATCAGGAGAGCTCCAAGCCCAGGCGCTCTTTTAGCAACTGCTTACCATAAGCCTTGCCGAGCTCCAAGAGCATACCAAGGCCGGCCACACCTGCCTTTTCGGCTCCCTCCTTCGTTCTCCGCCATACTTCAGGGTCGCGAACGGTGTCGAGAAACTCGTGCCCTTTGTAAGTCAATCGCTTCGGTTGCCATTCGAAATGATTTATCCCGCCAAGACTTATCCCCGAAAGAAGCCCTGCCTCATCCAGCAACATAACGTGGTAGGAGACCTCTTTGGCTGTCCGCCCTTCGATAGCTAACTCCATCCAGCCATGCGCTTCGTCATGAGCCTCAACTGCAAGCAAAATCTCCCGCACCAGTTCCTTATCGAGCTTCATAAGGTATCCCTCCCTTGAAACCAGCGACTGTAGCAGCCGAACTGGCCGGGCATCCAGCGTGGATGGAAAGCCAGTAACCCGCTTGCCAGCAGCCGTAGTAGCGTTGTGCCTCCAAAAAACCGCCCCGGTCCGTTGCCGGAAAGCCCATGGACTGGATAGCGTTTCTTGTAGCGCAATCAGTTAAGGATATCGAATGGCCACAAAACTTGTTCAACTCAACCTGTCCCTCGCGCCCAAGGCGATAGTAGGGCTCGGGAATGGGACCAGCGCGAACCTGATGGTTGAAGTAGACCTCTTGGGCAAGCCGATCGGTGATTTTTCGATCAAGGAAATTGAGGAGCTCGCACGAGCTGAACTCAAACGGGTCGCTGCAACTGCCTGACTTTCTCATCTAAGGCAGCAATGCGGGCGGTTAATATCGCCTCATATGCTAGCCGCAAGCTCGACTCCGTCGTGAGTCGAGCTTGCAGCTCTTCAATCCTACGGTTTGCTTCTTTCAGCCCGTCAGCCGATGTTGAGCTCATTCAATGCTCCTATGGATTCACCGCTTCACTTCGCGTCCCGATGACGCAACACAAGGCGCGTCCGGTCGAGCCAGGGCCCGCCAAACACGATGATTTCTGATGGTCTGCCGAGCAGATGGTGGAGCATGAAGGGGCCAGCCCCGAAGACTTTTGCATGTTCCTCGGGTAGCTGCGCATTCGCGTCCAAGTAGATACCGGCGTGGTTCGGGTGAGCGGTTCGCCCAACTGCCATGACGATCATGTCGCCGCGCTGAGGCTGAGTGACCTGGTAGAAGCCGGCGGCCTCGTAGGCCTGCTCGTACAAGCTCGGGCCGTCGGCTTTCTCCCACCACCCTTCATCACGGGCATAGGCCGGGAACTCAAGCCCCCACTCCCGCTTGTACCAGTCCGCGCAGACCTGCCAGCAGTCCCAGGCACCGTGCACGAACGGCCGGTTAAGCAATGGTGTATGACCGGTTGGCGTGATAGTGCGCAGATCACCTTCAGGCCACGACAGGATGTGCCAGGGCAAGCCGGTGGCCTCACACATGGCCAGATCACGCGGTGAGGGCCTGCTGGTAGCGTCTGGGTGTGAGTGCACGATCCCAATCACCTCGCCCAGATCCTCGGATGCAGCGTAGGCTTCAGGCGAGATGCGGAATTCCTCTGCCGGATCTGTGGCAGTGTTCTCGCAGGCCACATAACGGTGGGAGCGACCAGCAGAAATGATCAGCCCGCAACACTCGCGCGGGTACTCTGCCGCAGCGTGCGTCTGCACGGCAACGAGGAGGTGTTTGCGCATGGTCAACTCCGTGCGATCAGGGAAACGGCCGGGAAGCCGCCGAATGGCAACTCGTTGCCTTGGCCAAAACGGACTGTGCAGCCTGAATCCAGGCAACCATTGCACTGGTCCTTGGCCGGGTCGTCCGTGGCGGTTCCATCGAGGTCGTAGTACGGGCCGGTGTATCCGCAGTTAGGGCCGCGGTAGCCTGCGGTCATCGCCCAGTGGCACAGCTGAGTCATCTGCCGGCCGATCGTCTCCCCGCCAACGTCGCCAGGGCTAGCCAGCTCCCAAGAAACCGTGGTCCCGTTCTCCGAGACCTTCTGATCGATGTACCAGACCTCGATCGCCTCCTCGGTCGGGTCAGCCTCGGGGTTGCCGCTTGGGAAATTTTCCGCGTCCAGGTAGCGCGCCATGGTGTGACGGATGGTCAGTTTGAACTCGAGCAGGTTGTCGAAGGCCAGGCACAGAGCCGTGATCCTGCCGTTGACGTTACCGACCGTCAGCGTGGGCCGCACGGCGGTGCCGTCCGAGTTCGCCTCAATGCCGTCGATCTGCATGGGCCAGGCGCCGTATTCATTGCCCTGCCACCAGATCGACTTGGCAGGCAGCTGGTCGGCGTTCTCGCCAGCGGCGGCCAGTTCCTGTGCAGAGTGCGGGATTGCATGCCCATGGAACCGCAGCGTATTGGCGCCGAAATCCGAGCCATCCAGCTCGAACAGCAACACCTCGTTGCCAGGCTCTAGGGTCTGGATGTCCTTGATCAGTGACATGCTCTCTTCCTATGGGTGGAAGGCCCGCTCAAAGGTGGCGGAGACCTTGAATCGACCGCCGCCTACAGACGTTGGCTTGGGATCCTTGCATGTGAACAACCCCAGATCACCGAGCGGCGTAGACCACAGAAAGGCCTTGGCGCCGCCGTGCCGGTCAAAGAATTCCATGATCTTGCGGACCTGGGCCTTCGTCCCAGTGACGGTGATCGGGTAGCTGTCCTCCTTATTGTTCGGTCCATCGCCAACCGTCTGCCGATAGCCGCCGCCGAACCGGGACTCACGTACCCGATAATTGATGTCCGGCGTTTCGCCGCGCTGGGTCGGCCAGTTGAATCTCTCAATTGCCATCAGCGCCTCCCCTGCGTGTTGCGATAACTGATCCCGCCGGCTTTCCAAGAATCAGCGACCGCCCTCTCGGCCGCAGCCTTCATTTGCGTCTGCATGTTCCTTTGCAGGGCCTCTTGGTCCAACTGCATGCCATCGCTGCTGCGGTCCTCGGTGACGATGCTGACCGGCGCCGACAGGCTGATCGACGTTCCCGATCCAGCGCCCACCGCCATTACTCCCAGTTGCCCCCCGGAGGTGCGGGTCAACGGCATGATTGCCTCGTCGCCAGCCTCGCCCATTACGCCCATCCTGCCGCCAGACATACCGAATGCGGTCGGAGTACTCACGATTGAGTTGGTGAATGCGCCGCCATTGGCGAACAGCTGAACGCCATTCGACCAGGCGCCGCCAAGCGCTTGCGGGAAGTAGGTGCTGCTGTAGCCTGCCTGAGAGGCGCCTAGGTTTGAGGAAATGGCACCAGCAGACCCGGCTTCCAACCCGTTACCTCCGCCACCGCCAAAATAGGCGGATGCCGCAGTGCCCCCCCAACTCACCAGACTACCGAGCAGCCCTGATGCCGCCCGCTGGGTCTCGATCCGAACCATGTCAGCAAGGATCGACTTAGTGAAGTCCGCAAACGAGAACTTGCCAGTCATGACAAAGTTCACGACCGCATCCTCCATCGAGCTGAACGCATTCGTGAATAAAGATCTCGTCTGCCCGGCGACATCCCGGGCCTGATCCAGGTAACTCTGGAAGGCCGAAGACGCCCCATTGCGCCAGTCGCCCTGGGCGGCCTTGATCTGGTCGTAGTTGGCGACGGTGGTTTCCTGCAGGTCCTTCTCGGTATTGTTCAGGGCCGCCAGCTTCTGGTTGTACTCATCGAGGCTCATGCCGCGAGAGCCATCACCGTACTGGTTGGCCAGATCCAGGCGCTGTTGGTTGATGCGGTCAGTGATACCGTTCTGCTGATCCTGCAGGCCGCGCCCGCGGTCACTCAGCCCAAGGCCATCGGCGGCACGCTGCCCCTGAAGCCTCAACGCCAGGACCTGCTGGTCGAGGGCGTCGGTGTAGGTCTGCACGGCCCTTGCCTGCTTGCCCAGTCGGCCCTGCTCATTGGTCGCGAGCACCGAAAGCTCGGTATCGGCATCCTTCTGCGCCTTCACCACGGCAGCCCGGGCGTCGGCGATCTTCTGGTCCAGCTGGATTCGCTGCTGGGCGCTGGTACTGCTTCGCCCCTTGGCCTCCTCCAGCGCCTTGATCTCTGCCTCGTGGGCGTTCGTGACCTCGGCCTTCTGCTGCTCGATGATCGCAGCGCGTTGGGCGGCGTACGACTCCTGTGAGATAAGCCCGGCCTTCTGCGCCGCATCCAGCTCCTTCTGATGATTCTTGTACTCGGTCAGGATGGCGCTCAACGCGTTCTTCTGGTCGTTGAACCCGGAGAGGTCAACCGACGTGGTGCGCCCTGCAGAATCCTTGAACTGCTTGGCGATGTCGGCCTGCACTCGGGCGATAGTCTCAGGCTTGAGCCGTTCATCATTCGGGTTGACCTTGCGGATCGCATCCAGAGACTTGTTGTACTCCTTCAGTGCGTCGGCCCGCTTCTCGGCATTGGTCCTGGCGGACTTCTCCAGGGCGTCGATCTTCCCGATTGCAACCACCGCCGCCTGTTGCTGCTGGGCGTCCAGAGCGCGGGCGCTGGCTATCGCTGCAAGCGTGTCACGCTGCTGTATAAGTCCCTTCAGCTCAAGGTTGGCGTTGGTGAGCTTTTTCTGGGCGTCGGTGTCGTCCTTGTCAGCATTAACTGCACTCTGCGCTGCGGCCACCTGGCGCTGCAGATCAACGATTCGGCTCGATATGTCCTGATCCCGGCCAATGTTCTTGACCGAATCCACCGTTGCAGCGACCTCGCCGCGCAGCGCCTTCCAGCCACGCTCCCAGATCGAGAGGTTCTCGGTGACTTCCTTACTGCGATTTTTGATGGTATCGACATAGGTGTCGGTGAGCAGTTTGGCGGCCCCGATGGTGTCGCCCTGCTCCTTCAATGCAACGATCTGCGAGTAGGTCGCTGCGGTAAGGAAGTTGTACTGCTCAT